AAAGCCCTAAGCTTGTGAGCATTAAGGGCGACCCCGGCAAAAGATCGAAAAGCCGGAGCAAAAACACGCCTAAAACGACGGCGGCAGACCCGGCAGCCAATCGGCCGCCTGCGTGGTTATGCGCTATTGGTAAGCGGTATTACCGGAACTGGTATAACCTGGCCGCGGCCATGCGAGTAATGACGGACGGGGACCGGGACCACTTGGCCAATATCGCAAATAGACAGGCCACATACAGGCGAGCCACCAAAAAGCTTAGAGAGTATGGCGGCGATGTTTATTTGACCACCACCACGGCCGGGGACGTTAAATATAGTAAATATCCCGAGGTAGAAATAGCACAAAACGCCTATAAAGATGTAAGAATAGGCCTTGCGGATTTTGGCCTAACCCCTACCGGGAGAGCCGGGCTAAAGGCGGACGCGCCACAAGAAGAGAACCCCTTGGCCGCGTTTTTAAAAAAGGGTAGATGAGAGACCGCCAGCCCACGGTAAAGGAGGCCATGCAATACGCGCGGGACGTAGTGGCCGGCAAGGTTACCGCGTGTCGGTTTATCCGCCTTGCCTGTAAGCGGCAATTAGACGATTTAAAAAACGGCCATAAGCGCGGCCTGCACTGGCTAGAGGATGAAGCGCAACGGGCAATCGATTGGTTTAATTTTAATCACCATATAAAAGGCCCATTAGCCGGGCAAAGAATCATTTTAGAGGACTGGCAGGCCTTCCAAGTGGCCTGCGTGTTTGGCTGGCGGCGCTGGACTACTGAGGCCCGGACTCTTTACAGGTCAGACAAAAGAGACCCCTATACCTGGCCGCGCCGCTTTCGTAAGGTCTACGATGAAGAGGCCCGCAAACAAGGGAAAACCACCAAGCTAGCGCCAATCGGTTTATATCTTATGGTGGCAGACGGGGAAGCCGGCGCCGAAGTGTACGCGGCCGCGACCACCAGAGAGCAGGCGAAAATTCTATTCTCGATTGCTAAGTCTATGGTTAAGAAGTCCCCCGAGCTAAACCGCCTGATTAATACCTATCAAAACAATATATCGCACTTAGATACAGAATCTAAATTCGAGCCACTAAGCGCGGATTTTAATAGCTTGGACGGCTTAAATATTCACGGCGCGCTAGTGGATGAAGTCCACGCGCACAAAAACCGCGAATTGCTCGAAGTGCTGGAAACGGCCACCGGCGCCCGTAAAAACCCGCTAATGTGGATGATAACTACGGCAGGCGTGGACCAGGCGGGCATATGCTACGAGGAAAGGGCCTACAGCATACAGATACTAGAGGGCATCATAGAGGATGATTCGGTATTTTCCACTATTTTCACGATGGACGTTGAGGACGTAGGCAAGAACCACGAAAAGACGGACTACCTTTTTAAAAACGAAAAACTATGGCTTAAAGCTAATCCCAATCTTGGAGTAGCAGCCAGCGCAGAGGATATAAAACGCAAGATTAAGGCGGCGCAGAATAGCCCGGCCAAGATGGCGGCATTATTGCGCTATCATTTTAATATTTGGGTTTCGGCACAAAATGCCTGGCTGAACATGGAGAAATGGCTAAACCAGCCGAAGCGGCCGAAGCTGAAGAAACTCAAAAAAGAGGCTTGTATCTTGTCGTTAGACCTTGCGAGCAAAACCGACTTAGCGTGTTTACTTCAATTTATACCCGCCGGCGAAGTTTACGCCATATACCCGCGTTTTTACTTGCCTGAAGAGGCATTAAATAATGATGATACCCCGCTAAGAGTCAGGAATTTATATAAGCAATGGTCAGATGCAGGGTATATAACGCTAACGGACGGCGAAATATTGGACGAGGAAATAATCGAGGATGATATTAGAGAAATTGCCGCGGCCTACGAAGTGCAAGAGATAGTTTTCGATCCGTGGCACGCCACGCGCCTGGCGGGTAATATGTTGTCTGAAGGGCTACCTATGGTAGAATTACCCAATACTGTCCGCCATATGTCCGAAGCTATGAAACAATGCGAGGCATGGGTACTAAAATCAAAACTAGCTCACGGTAATAACCCCGTTTTAAATTGGAACGCGGCCAACGTTATAGCGAAGGAAGATAAAAAAGAAAATATCTTCCCGAACAAAGAGGCCAATTATTTAAAGATTGACGGCATGGTAGCGTTATTTATGGCTATTGCCAGACATATCAGAATTATTGAGGCTGGCCCTTCAGTATACGAGAGCCGCGGAGCTTTAGTTTTATGAACCTGTTTAAAAAGCTGTTTAATAGACTGCCAGACGCGTACAGTGACACAGATTACCCCATAGACCTATCAGGCAACGGCTCCACAAATGTAACGCACGATAGCGCGTATACACTCGCGGCAGTTTGGCGAGCCGTCCGGCTTATATCGCAAACAATAGCTTGCCTACCTTTCCACGTTCAAAAGGTAGAGGGGGACCGCCGCGAAAGGTTACGCAATAAAACAGATTCGCTAATCAGCACTAGCCCCAATGAAGAAATGACGGCTTTTGATTTTTGGGAAGCTATGGCGGCTTGGGCGGTAACGTGGGGTAATGGCTACGCAATAATAGAACGCTCAATAAATGGGCAGCCGCACGCTATGTATCTGCAAGGCCCGGACAGGCTGGAACCAGACCGCACCAAAAGCGGAAAGCTTGTATATGTCCCGCAAGGCGGCGGATCTCCATATGATAAAGCGGACGTTTTCCATTTACGCGGCCCCGGCTGGAACGGATTAAAGGGCGCTAGCGTTATACAGTACGCGCGGGATTCCATAGGGACAGGAATAGCGGCGGACAAGTTTGGAAAAAGCTTTTTTGATAATAAGGCCACATTAGGAACGATATTAAAGCACCCCGCCGGGTTAAGTACACCAGCACAAAAGCGCCTTAAAAAGCAGATGAAGAAATACCAGGGCAGTAAAAAGGCCTTTAAAACGTTTGTTTTAGAGGAGGGCATGGACATAAGCCAAATGGGTCTACCGCCGGGTGATGCACAATTTATAGAAACTAAACAGCATACCGTGACAGAGGTAGCGCGATGGTTCGGAGTACCGCCGCACAAAATAGCGGACTTAACAAAATCCAGTTTTAGCAATATAGAGCATCAATCAATAGAATTTGTGCAGGATGGCATATTGCCGTGGGCGTGCAGAATTGAGCAAGAAGCCAATATAAAACTATTAGGCTATAAGCAAAGAGCAAAGCAGCGCACAAAGATGCACTTACAAGGACTAATGAGAGGGGACCAGGCCAGCCGGGCTAATTTTTACCGGACGTTGTTTGATATGGGAGTATTTAGCCCTAATGATATTTTAAGGCTAGAGGATCAAAACCCGATAGGCCCGGAAGGCGATAAACATTTAGTGCAAATGAATCTAACCACGTTGGAAAAGGTAGGCGAAGAGCCAGAGCCACCACCAGAACCACCAGCGCCGGCAGAGGACGAAACCCCTGAAGAAATAGCAGAGGCCGCCGAAAAGATAGAGCGCAGAGAAAAGGCCCGTATTGCGGAGTCTTTGCAAATGAGCGGACCGCGCGCCCAAAAATGGCGTGAAGCCTTCAGTGCAGAGCATAAGCACTATATACGAAACCGATTATTTGAAGCGGTAGAGCAAACGGCGGCCCGCTATGAATTGAACGCCGAAGCGGCCCGCGTAGTAGTGGCGGCCGTAGCTGAAGAGCGCGCGGCCTGCATTAGTGAAGGGGAAGAGCCAGAGGCCGCGGCAGTGCTGGCCCGCCGCGTATTTGTTGATTGCCTGGTAGCCATGAACCTAAAAATAGCGAGTTAATGTTATGAAATTCAATGTAAAAAACCGTGGGAAAAGGACAGTTGGCGAGATTCTTATCTATGAAGAGGTAGGCGAGAGCTTTTGGGCGGAAGGCGTAACGTCAAAGAGTTTTAAAAAAGAGCTGGATGGACTCGGCAAGGTTGATGAAATAAACGTTAGAATAAACTCCGTCGGCGGGAATGTCTTTGACGGCATAGCCATTTATAACCAACTGGCCAGCCACAAAGCCCGCGTAATTGTAGACGTTGATGGCTTGTGCGCCAGCATTGCCACGGTTATAGCTATGGCCGGCGATGTTATCAGGATGGCGGATAACGGGTTTTTTATGATACACAACCCTAATATGGTGGCAGCCGGCGAGGCCGCGGACTTTCGCAAGGCGGCGGATTTGCTGGACACGGCCCGCGGCGAGATTCTAAAGACCTACACCAAGAGACCAGGCACGGACATAAAAGAGCTTTCCAACGCTATGGACGCTGAAACGTGGTATACCAGTGAAGAGGCAGAGGCCGCCGGGCTTGTCGATGAAATAACCGGGACGGTAGCAATGGCGGCAAAATTGGACCTTTCCAATTTCCACCACGTACCCGAAGCCCTTACAGATAGTACGCCAGCCGGCACCCCGAACCGCGACGCAGCCCGGCAAAAAGTGGTATCTATGCAAAGCTATATCAAGCCGCCGCGCGGTTCTTGATTATCTTACAAGCTTGTAGGATAATTCCTACATACAGGTAATTACTGCCAGCGGTAATTGCTGCCAAGTACCCGCCACCATGCCCGCGTGTTTGGCGCGCTTGATCGGTTAATTATCGAGAGCGCGCCCTTTTGCGCGCGGGAGTAATCCAAAATGAAAAACCTTTTATTGCTATTGGCTGATTTTCGGCTGATCCGTAACGACGCCTCAAGCCTTGACCATATGCGCGCGAAGCTTCGCGAGTATTCGGAAGAGTGTCAAGACATTGTGGCGCTTGCAGAGTCAGAGGACCGCGAGTTAAACGACGACGAAACCGGCCGCATTGACGAGCTAAACGCTAAATTTGATACCCTGAAGGCGGACATAGACCGCAAACAACGGATTATCGATAACAGTCAAAGCCTGCAAGAGCCAGGCAGACCAGCGCCGCGACAGGCCCCCCGCGCTAATTCTGGTGACGGCTTGGAAGGCGACAATTTTGAGGTTCAGCCTAACGCCCGCTTAAATGGTGGCTTTCGCTCACTTGGCGATTTTGGCCAAGCTGTACAGGTAGCCAGCGCCCGCGGCGGCCGCATTGACGACCGCCTAATCAGGAACGCTCCCACGACATACGGCAGCGAGGGAACAGACGCGGACGGCGGTTATGCAGTCCCGCCAGACTTCCGCGAACCAATTGGCAGCCTGATTTTTGGGGAAGAATCCCTGTTGGGTAAAACGGACGTTATCGAAACTTCCAGCAATTCGGTTACCATGCCAAAAGATGAGACGACCGCTTGGCAGACCTCCGGCGGGATTTTGTCCGCGTGGACAGGTGAAGCCGCTCAACTGGCGCAATCTAAACCAGCCCTTTTGCCGCAAATTGTCCCTTGTCATAAACTGACTACCTTGGTCCCTGTTACGGATGAATTGTTAACAGATGCGCCGGCGCTTAATTCATATCTTGGCCGCAAGGCCCCGGAAAAAATCAATTTTGCCATTAACCTGGCTCTGATTTCCGGCGACGGTTCCGGCAAACCTTCAGGCCTTACAGATGCAGGCAGCAAGATTGCACAAGCCAAAGAATCAGGGCAGGCAGCCGCCACGGTTGTTTTTGATAACGTGGTAAATATGTTATCCCGTCTTTATTCTGGCTACGCAAATGGTGCGGTATGGATCGCTAACCAAGATATTTTGCCGCAACTGATTAAAATGGAATTTCCCGGAGATTCTAGCCCGGTATATTTGCCTAATAACAATATCGCCGGCGCTCCATTTGGAACGTTAATGGGTAAGCCTATTATCTTTACTGAAGGTACGGAAGCCCTTGGCACGGAAGGCGATTTAATACTGACTAATATGTCTACATATATGAGTGTAGTTAAGGTTGGCGGCATACGTCAGGACGTATCTATACATCTATTTTTTGAT